TGATCTGCACTGGCGTTCGGTGGCCAATGCGGTTCGCCGTGCGCAACAGCAGCGCCGCCTGCCGGGCTTGCATCCGGCGCTGACAATCTTCATGGAGGTAAAGCATGTCTGAGGATAAAAAACAAAATATGCACGGGCTGAACAGCCATCTGTTCGAGCAGCTCAACCGTCTGGCAAACGCCGATCTCAAGGGTGATGCGCTCAAGATTGAAATCGAGCGCAGCAAGGCCATGTCCGGCGTGGCGAAAGATATTATCGGTTCGGCCAGGCTGGAACTGGAAGCCAGGCAATATATTGACCAGGGCATGCGTAGCAAGAAATTGCCGGAAGTGCTGTCGATCGGCCCGGCGGTGCCGAAATAATGGCACGCTATTCGGAGCAAATGCTGGATTTCCTGCGGGCGGAGTACCGCACGCGCCGCCTGCCTGCGCTGACCGATGCCTTCAATGCCAGGTTCGGCACGGATAAAACACCGAAACAGATCAAATCGACGCTGCATAATCACGGCATTCGATCCGGTCGCAAGCCCGGCTTTGCAAAAGGCGAAAGCCTGCGGCTGTTTACGCATGAGCAGATGCAGTGGGTGCGCGATGCCTATACGCACCTGTCGCTGGCAGACATGACGGCAGCATTCAACCGGGTGTTTGACGACAACAAAACCGTCGGCCAGCTGCGCAGCTTCACGCGCAACCACCGGATCAAATCAGGCCGCACAGGTAAATTCGAGGCCGGCCACAACACCTGGAACAAGGGCATGAAGGGATTGCACATCGGAGGCGAGGCGACGCAGTTCAAGCCTGGGCATGTACCGGTCAATACCAGGCCGCTGTATAGCGAGCGCATCGATGCGAAAGACGGTTATGTGTTTATCAAGGTCCCCGATCCAAACCCACATACAGGAGCATCAGCACGCTATGTGCTGAAACACATCTGGTTGTGGGAACAGGCGCACGGCCCCGTGCCGGATGGTTATGTGGTGTCATTTATCAATGGCGACCGGCGCGATATCCGGCTGGATAATCTGGAGCTGCTCAGTCGCGGCGCGCTGGCCATCATGAACAAGGCCGGCACCAGCAAGATGCCCGCCGAACTCCGGCCGACCATGCGCGCCGTGGCAAAATTGCAGGATGCCGTATGCCGGGCACAGCGGGGGATGGAATGAGCCGCGTGCAAATCCTCCCGACGCTGCTGATCGTGATCAACATCGCCAGTGCGGCGATATACATGGCCGATGGCGACTGGCGGAAAACAGTCTATTGGATGTCGGCTGCATGTCTGACGTTCGCGGTGACGTTCTGATGAAAAAGCCAAAAGCATTGAACCACAAAGACACAAAGGCACAAAGGAAAGGCAAAAGAATATTGATTGATATGCTCTGCCCCTGTGAATGCTGTCGTTTTAATGCGGCCAGAATGAACGCGGGCGGTGGCTGGTGCTATATGTGGAAGCGCAAGCCGAACCGTTGCACCCAGTTTGAAAAAATTGAAGGCATGCGAATTGAAGGCGATACGCTGGTGTTACCATGATTGATTTTGATTCCCTTTGTGTCTTTGTGCCTTTGTGGTTCATCTGTGACTATCGAGGTGAAAGATTATGACTGACAAGGCCATGCTCTTCGATCTGTCCGATTTCGAGGATGCCGACCAGATCGCGCAATCTATCCAGTCGCAAAAAGATCAAAAAGAGCAAACACGCGCCATGCAGGCGACACACCGTTTCCATACCAGACGCGCCAATGCCGAAGCGGTGCTGGCCGATGTGTTGCCGGATTCGTTCGCCGATGGCGAGTCGTGGCATGTGATTTCCGGCGGCGATGTGGATTCGATGTCGTTTGCCATCCATGTTATGGCGGATCGTGATGTCGAATATATGCTGTTTTCCACATGGTGCATGGCCATGCGTGATGTCGAGCAAATCCGGGACTGGATCGAGGCGGGGCGGATCGAGCGTGTCGATGCCTATGTCGGTGAAATTTTTTGCAATCAGTATCCGGATGAATTTGCGGTATTATGTGATGCTGTGCGCATTTGCGATGGTCGCGTGGCCACGTTCAAGAATCATTCCAAAATCATGCTGTTCGATACCGGCTCGCAAAAAATAGCCATTGAATCATCCGCCAACATCAACACAAACCCGCGCACGGAAAACACGGCCATCCATGCCAGCTCCGAACTGTTCGATTTTTACAAAGCCTTTTTCGATGGCATCAAACCATTCAACAACAAGGATTTCGCATCATGGAAAATCTGGTAACGCAAGCCGAATTTGCCCGCAATAACGGCTGGTCGCGATCCTATGTGACCAAGCTGAAACATGATGGACGCCTGGTGATGCAGCAGCATGGACGGCGCGATTGTGTGCTGGTGAAAGAATCGCTGGAGCTGATTGCGCAGACCGCCGATGCCAATCGCGATGATGTCAAACAACGCTGGCAGCAGCATCGCGACGATCCGGAACAAAAGGCATCGCAGGCCGCGCATGAACAGGAAGAGGAGCAAGCCGACAAAGCCACCATGTCCTACCAGGTCGCCCGCGCCCTGAAAGAAACCTATGCCGCACGGCAAGCCAAAATAGAATATGAAGAGCGCATCAAGCTGCTGGTTAAGGCCGAAGATGTCCGGCGCGCATTCACAGCGCAATGGACGCAGCTGCGCATATCGATGGATCATGCCCGCGACCAGATGGCCGCCGATCTGGCTGCCGAGAGCGATAGCAACGTGATCCACGCCATGCTCGGTGAACACTTCGAGCAGCTCCAGGCCGAAGTCTGCCGTGGCCTGTCCGAATGGTCGGATAAAGAGAAAACACAAGCATGAACCACAAAGACACAAAGGCACAAAGAAAGGCAAAGATGAATATAGTCGAGCCGGTGAGGCCTCCGATACGAGTGATCGATGAGTCGCGCCCTGATTTTCCTATCATGTTGATTTTACTTTGTGTCTTTGTGTCTTTGTGGTTTACGGTGTTGTGGTTTTGACTGTGAACGGCGCCATCGTAGCGACTGAGGCAGCGATCCGGGCGTTTAAGCCGCGCAAGAAATTGACCGTGTCGGAATGGGCGGATATGCATCGGGTGCTTTCTGTCAAAGGCTCGCCCGAGCCGGGGCGCTGGCGCACCAGCCGTAATCCGATGTTGCGGGAAATCATGGATTGCATGTCCGATACATCGCCGGTGCGGGAGATTTCCATCATCAAAGCCTCGCAGGTCGGTGTCACCGATGGCCCGTTCATCGCCACGATTGGCTACTATATGGATTATTCGCCCTGGCCGGTGATGGTGCTGATGCCCACGATTGAATCGCGCGCCACCTGGCGGATTCAGAAACTCAATCCGTTGCTCACCGATACCCCGGCTATCCGCGCCCTGATTTCCACCCGTTCGCGCGATACATCGAACACGCAAGATGCCATCGATTATGGCGCATCCACGCTGTATCTGGCCGGTGGTAATTCGCCGAATTCCTATGCGCAGAAATCCGTCCGCATCGTGATGCTGGATGATCTGGATCGGTTCCCGTCCTCGATCAAAAACGAAGGCGATCCGGTGGAGCTGGGCCGCACCCGCTTCAAAGCGTTCAACCGCAGCTATAAATATCTCAAGGCATCCACGCCCACGGTGGACGGAGCCAGCCTGATCAAGCGCGAATATGATGCCGGTGACGGGCGCGAATATCAGGTGCAGTGCCCGCATTGTGCCGAATTCATTGTGCTGAAAATGGCGCAGTTGTTTGCCGATGAGGCGCTGACCGAGGCGTGGTATGTATGCGAGCATTGCGGCGCGGAGATCCCCGAGCATCACAAAACCACCATGCTGGCCGAACGCGGCTACGGCGGCACGGCGCGCTGGGTACCGCAGCGTCCCGAAGTGAAACATCACCGCAGCTATCATATTTCCAGCCTGTATGCGCCGCTCGGACTCGGGCCGTCATGGCTCGATCTGATCACGCTGTTCCGCCGCATCGTCAAATCCGGCGATAAGGAATCGCTGCAGGTGTTCATCAATTCCTATCTCGGCGAAACATGGAAGGATGAGCGTTCGAGTGTCGAAACATCCGAAATGGTGCAGCGCGCCAATGAGGACGGCTACGAAATGGGCCAGATTCCGCCCGGTGTGCTGGTCATCACCATGGGCATCGATACACAGGATAGCTGGCTGGAATATACGCGCCTCGGCTGGTCATGGGATGGCGAGCGCATCAAGCATGCCGTCATCGATCACGGCCAGATTTTCGGCGATACCACCGGCACGCAGGTTTGGGATGATCTCGAAGCGGAAATCAATCGCCCGCTGGTGAATGCGTACGGGATTGAGATGCGCCCGCGCGCTGCCGCCATCGATAGCCGTGGCCACCGCGCCAAAGAGGTGCGCGATTTTGTGCTGCGCAAAACGCTGAAAACAAAAGTGTATGCCATCCAGGGTGCAACCACGCGCATGTTCCGCCCGATTGCCGTCACCGGCTCCTACCCGACCAAAGACAAACGCGGCAAAGTCGTGCGGCGCGGTTATTGCACATGGAACGTCGGCACCGAATGCTGCAAACATTTCATATTCAGCAACATCACCAGCGACGGCCGCCGCCCGATTACCGAGCGCGTGTTTCGTTTTCCCATGGAAATGAGCGAAGCCTACTACAACGGCCTGCTCTCCGAAGTGTACGATGAAGTGAAAAAACGCTACATCCCCCGCATCGGCAGCCAGTACAAACGCAACGAACCGCTCGATTGCCTGGTCTATGCCTGGGCCATCGGTGACCACCGCGAGGTGATGATCGGCCGCACCCGCAAGGGCGACCCGTATCCATTCTACTGGAAACGCCTTGCTGCGCAGTTTGAGCCAGTCGATGCCGAGGTAGTGAAGCCGGCAGACGATAACGGCTCCGATGACCAGAGCGGCGAAGATCCACCGAAACATAAGCTACCACGCCGCCGTCGCCGCAATCGCGGTGGTGGCTTCGTCAAGAAATTCTGATTTTGACTGATGACTGAGCGCGACATCGTTTCCGATATCATTGCGCGCCTGGCCGAATCGCTTGGTGCCGATCTGGTACCACCGGAAGTGATGATGCGCATTGAGGTGGAAATCCGCCGCGACTGGGCCGGCGATACCGCTTATGTCCGCGCCAACCGCTGCGTCGCCCGCAACGATGAAATCCGCCGCCGCTGGCGCGATGGCCACCCGGTCGATCGTCTGGCTGCGGCATTCGGACTAACAGAGCGCCGCATCCGCCAGATCGTCAACCGCCGAAAAAAGTGAAACTTTTACTCTAAAACATTTCCGCCCGCGCTGATTGGATAGCGCGCTATGGGCATCCCTACACGCGCACCGGATTCATTTTTTGCAGGTGACACCGTCAAATGGACAGTGTCCGCGCCGGATTATCTGCCCGCCGATGGCTGGACGCTCGATGTCAATCTGACCAACGCATCCGAAAACCACAGCGTCACATCCACCAATAACGGCGATGGCCAGCACCTGGTCACACTCTCTGCTGTGTTGACCGCCGCCATCACTGCCGGTGATTTCACCTTGTCCGTGGCGGCAACCAAGGGCGGCGAGCGTTACACGATATCCACC